GATATTATTCTTGACGCTGACAATTTCTCAGGTGAGGTTATCGAGATCGAACCAGATCAGGAGTACTGGAGAGAATCCGAAGAAGATGACAGCGTAGCACTCCAGCATATCGACTAGCCAAACGGGGAGAGCAATCTCCCTACCAATAACCAAAACATTATAGATATGAAGAAAATCGAGGTAGGAATGAGAGTGTACTGCGATATACATTCTCAGTCAAAGGAGCACATCGTGACTCACGTTTCAGAGAAAAGAGGATTCGCGGGAATTGATAACGAATACTGGTGGCCCATATACCAGTGCTTCCCTTGCGATGAAGTAACATTGCCTAAAAAGCGCAGCTAAGGACTGCGCACAATAACCAAAACACAAGAATTATGAATGAAGACAGAATCCTAGAGATGTTCTTCGAGAAAGCCAGATGGAAGTATGCCATTGATAAAGGCTTATTCAAGGACATGAACAAAGCAGTAATGTATCAGCTTACAACGCCGGAGGCTCGTCTGGCTATGTATCAGAGGATCAAGAGCGGCAATTACAAGATAATGCCGCCACACACAGCGAAGATTCCGAAAGACAACGGAGATTTCCGTACGGTCTATGTGAATGAGGATGTGGACAGAATACTCCTGAGCATAGCCAACGACCTCCTGTTCGAGCTGATGCCAGAGATGGTGCATCCACGCTGTACGTCGTACCAGAAAGGTATCGGATGCGGTCGTGTGGTGCAAGATGTGTCTCGGATAATATACTCAGCAGAGGGAAAAATCATCGGATGGAAAGGCGACTTCTCCAAGTACTTCGATTCCGTGCCTATTCGATTCATTGATTGGGCATTTGACAAAGTAGAGGAGAAGTTTGGAAAATCTGCACTGATAGATGTCATTCGTGACTACTATCACACGGATATCTATTTCGATGAGGACAACAACCTCTGTGAGAAGTATCAGTCCCTAAAGCAGGGATGTTCTGTTGCTGCATGGCTGGCTGATGTCATTCTCTATCATCTTGACGACAAGCTATCTAAGCTTAACGGATATTACGTCCGCTATTCAGATGATACGCTGTTTGTCGGTGAAGACTATGAGAAAGCCATGGATATCATGAAGAGCGAGCTGGAGATGATGCAGATGACGCTCAACCCGAAGAAGGTTGAGTATCTTGACGCTAATCATTGGTTCAAGTTCCTCGGATATTCCATCAAGGGTCACAATATCTCTCTGTCGTCCACACGTATCAAGACCTTCCAGAAGGAGATTGAGAAAAGGACGATAAAGAAACGTGACACCACGATGACGAAAGCCATCAATGCAGTTAACAGATATCTCTACAAGGGGTACTGCGATTATTCCTGGGCTACTCAGGTTCTTCCGGTCATTAACGTGAAAGAGGACATCGACAAGCTCAACACCTTCGTCATGGACTGCATCCGTGCGGTCAAGACAGGCAAGAGAAAGGTCGGTGGTCTCGGATACGTGAAGACTCAGGCTGTAGGTTGCATAGACCGAGGTCGTGGCAGAAACGTGAAAGCCAACAGGAATAAGACAGAGAGCGAAATCAAGGGGTATCTATCAATCGGCTGTGCTCAGAATGCCTTGCGAACGAGCAGGGCAGCGTACAACACATTGGTGAATACTCTGTAGATGAGCATCCTAGCGCAAGGATTTGCCGGAATGAAGATACAAGGTTTTAAATATCCCGGTTGCGGAGTGCAGGGACCATCTAATACCTAGATGGTCCTCTGTTCGTCCTAAACCGGACATTATCGAACTTATAAAGCCATGCGCAGTATCTTCTGACCGGCAGACTCTGTAACCGAGCACACGGACGTGGGAGAAGGACGGACCGATTCAGGCGACGCCTCTATAACATCATCTGAACATCCGACAATGCATGGATGTTCATATAACCGCACAAGGCGTAGCTCATCAACGAAGTACAGAAATGTGACATTCCGTATGACCACCACCGGTGGCGCACACCACTAATCCCTGACGGATGGCTGAAATTTATGCAACAGGTTCTCTAACCAGAGTAGTTGATCCTGGTCGTCGTCGCATTACTTACGACGACCTGGATCATCTATTCTGGCGAATCCTGTGTCAAATCAGAAACATAAAGTATTGTGCCGAGCCACCGGTCAGGGAATCACCCTAGCACGAGGGTAGTCTTTAGAGGAGAGTGAATTTATGAGTGCTGTTTACATGCCGCCGGCCTCCCCGGAACAATATCCGGGTACTCCGGCGGCTTACAACAGCCCTCGAATCAAGCTGCTATAGCTACGTGCCACGCTCTCAGATGAAGACAACGTTATTGTCAAACGAGGTACACGAGGAGGTGTCGGTTTATTCAACCCGCCTTGTATCAACGCGATATGTCTGGTAATACCAGCAATCTCGCGTATCGGCAAGCGGGTTAAATCATCAGCCTACAGTAAGGCAACAGACCTATGAGTGTACCTACAACAACCAAAGTGAATTGCATCACGACTTATCAAGAGTATGAGGTTTAATATCACGTGAGTGGTATACCTGCCGCCTGCCGTTATCACCGCAGGCGCAGGTATCCAATCCACGGGATTGAATCACGAACATATATCCATGCAACATAATACATGAGATAAGTCATGCGCATTGCAGCGATGTCTGGCAAGTTCTGAGAGTTCATCGAGCGTTTCATTGATTCTGAAGCCAATGATGGGGAAGCGTACGCTTCCTGATGGTTGGCTTCATAACAATGCCACGCCCTTAATCAAAAACTTAAAGCAATGCAACGTATCAGGTTGAGTCAGACTAGGTTATTGCGAGCCGAATTGTGCGCAAGGAGAATAGATTGTACAATACGGTATCAATCATCCTGAGCATCCAGGTGATTACCTGGATCCGTCAGGACTCAGATACAGTATTAATCAAGACCTTATAGTTACGCAACAGATTCTCTGAGCGCACTCCTATTTACCAATATTTAAGAATTATGAACAGCAAATTACTAAAGAAGCTTGAGGAAATCAAGAAAGAGTACGAAACGTCAGAAGTTTGCATGGGTGAGATGCTTGATTCTGTAAGTGCAGACGGATTCTCTATCGAGGATGCTCACTGGTTGTATATGCGTGCAATGGAGTGGGCGAACGGAGATAAGTTCTATATCCACGTCGGAGAAGACGAAAATGTACTGAGTAAGGATGAACTCGAAGAAGCCAATTTGATAGTGCTAGAATAAGCACTATCCCTATTAACCAATACAATAGAATTATGACATACGACGAGATTATCAATGCAGTTGAGAATGGTGCAAAGTTCACCATCAACTTCCAGAAGAGAACATGTAGGGTGAATGGCAAGGTAGTAATGTCCGAGGAAGATAAGCCGAAAGATACACCTTACCTGACTCATGCAGTAGTCCTGTTCGCAATAGAGCAGAGATACAAGGCATACAAGCATTCTGTGCCGTCTGAACGCTCTGAATCACATCGCCGCTACTACTTCAAGGCTTTGCCTGAGAAAGAGCTCTCCGATGAAGACATGATGTACGGTGAACGACGAGAGGTAGCTAGATGTAAGCTGGAGCTATACATACTGATTCAGCTTCTAAGAGGAAACCTTGCGTGGGAGAACAGATGGGGAACATGGTTCTGGAGGTCAGAGAACGACAAGGATCTGATTATCCTCAGAGACTGGATTGAGCCAAACAAGGGTGGGGCGTAAGCCTCATCCACAAGAGTTAAATAAATTTTTAGTATAACCAATTTAAATTATTTGAATTATGAAGCAGATTGTAACAATCACTGGTGAGAACTTGAACATCGTAACAAAGAACGTAGAGGCTACAGCAGCTACCAAGAAGACCAAGGCGCAGATGCGTCTCGAAGCTCTTAAGGCAGCAGGTGTTGATACTAGTAAATATTTCCCTCTCGGTGACGACCAGCTTATCAAAATCGAAAATGGCGCAGCAGTTCCTGTAGACATGGACGATGCAACAATCGATGCGGTAGGCAAGCAGATTGTCGAGGGTGGATACGTAAGTAACTGGAAGCTCTTCCGTCGTTGGGTGATGAGTCAGATGTTCCACATGTTGCGAGACATGGATAAGAACGGACGCACATTCAACGAGGTGTTGCAGCACAAGGGCTACGAGTATCAGTGGCGCATGTTGGAGAACGAGCTGTATGCTCAGATGAAGATGTGTGACCACAAGGACTACGAGAACGTCAAGGCGAGAAATCGTTGGTTCAACGGAGTTGTAGCACACGACATGGCTATTGACTACATCAGCAAGCTCCGCAGCTATATCGACGACAAGTGCATCTACACTGTCAAGAAAGACAAGGATGGAAACAAGAAGAAGACATACAAGCATACCTGCAAGGGCAATCCTTATATCCGTCTTCAGAACGAAAACATCTTCGTTGCTGACTTGGATAGAAAGGTATACAATCCTCTCCGTGACCTTGCCAACAAGATGGGTGCAGTACCGACCTACAAGGAGCTCTACGATGCAGTTCGCGAGTTCAACAAGAACCGCAAGCATCTCGCATGGGATACCAAGCAGGCTGATGCGTTCATTACTGCCTACAAGGGTTCAGGTTCCTACTACACGATGAGAAACCTCATCATGTTCCATGGAGCAAGATTCATGAAGAACGGACGAAAGATGTCAGAGACCAACTCATTAAAGGAGCTTGAGTCTAAAGCAAAGATCTACGACGAAGAGGGTTGGAGAATGCTCGGTGTTCTCAAGCAGCTCATCAAGGAGTCTAACATTGACATCCAGGGCAAGATTCTTGAGTGGAAGAAAGCCAAGAGCGAGAACAAGTAATCATCAGTAGAACGTAAGGTTCGCCACCTGAAGAATGGTGGCTCGGCAGCAATTCACAAAAGCTTCTGCAACGAAGGATCTCCTCCAGTGCATTCACTGGAGGTAATCCTTCGAGCTAAAGCTCTCTAGATCGAACTTATAGAGTAAGGCGCCAGCCGGGGACCATTCTAGCCAAAAGTCGGTTACTGATTCGGTAACCGATTCAATGTATAACCAATAAAATGAAGGATTATGAAAAAGATTAATGTAGACACAAGAAAGTATGTGAAGGCTCCTATTGACGGAAAGAATGTCGTTGAGGAATCACTTCTAGACGCTATCTTTGATGATTCGCAATATCTTAGCAACAAGTTCTCCTTGGGATTTGTCGGCGGCGTACCTACGATGATAGAGTACAACGGAAACAACCTATCTATCAAGAAGCTACGCCCGTGGAGTACATCAGAGTGGGGCAGAGAGATTGTCAAACGACTAACAGGCGAGTCCAAAAACAATATATATTGTTACGAGACGAAGCAATATCTCGACGAACACCAGGCAGAGCCTTTAATCTATACATTCTTTCTGAGTGCAGACTACCTTACAGTAAGATTTCACTACGTTGTAAAATTAGATGTAGATTAGCCAAACAGGTCAGCCGCCGATAACGGCTGGCTCCTTATCATAACTAAATTTTGTTTAAATGGTTCAAAGTCGGTCTGTCGTGAGACACGCCGGTTTTTTGTTCCCCAAAGTTTAACCAATCAAATTAGAATTATGAGTAGAAATTACTGGACATTAGGTAAGGAAGGAATGAAGACTCGTCTGTCAAAGGCACAGGCA